ATGCCATTGCTTTTTGTAAAGCTGGCCCAACAACTGTCATAAGATTTGCGCCAAATGTTTTGAAGTCTTCTTTTAAAGCGTTTATTGATTTTCTTAATTGGAACTCTGCAGATTTTTGTAGCTCAGCAAAAGCTTTATCAGTCATTCCAGTTGTGTTAGTCATTCGCTCGAATATACCATTAACAGCTTCTGCGTTTTGACCAGTTAAGGCAAGCAAAGGAACTAAGGCTCTAACGTTTCCAAAGACCGCTGTTGTTGCGTCTGCGTTGCCTTCAAATTTATTTGATAATTCAGTTAAGACCGAAAGCAATCCATCGTCTTTAATTTTTTGTCTTACTTCGTCTGCACTTAAACCCATTTTTTCTAATTGGTCTCGGGCACCTGAAGTTGGGTTTAATAAAGTTGTCATTATACTTCTTAAACCGGTTGCAGCTTGTGAAGCATTTGAATTAGTTCTTGAGACTGCCGCAAATGCTGCTGACAGCTCATTAAAGTTAACTCCCATTTCTGCAGCTACAGGAATTACCATTTCCATAGAATCAGCTAACTGAGTGGCGTCTAATCGACCTTCACGGACCGCAGCAACTAAAGTATCAGTAGCTTGAGTTGTAGTATAATTTTGCGCGGCATAAGCAGCCATTGCGGCTGTAGATAATCTTGCCACGGTTTCAGTTTCACCTAATCCAATAGCTGTTGCTTTTAAAGAAATATTTAATGTCTTTAAAGCCGTGTCTCCTCTTTGCCCTGCTGAGGTTATAAAGAATAATGCGTCTGCAGCTGTTTTAGAGCTCACTGCTGTCTCTTTACTCATTGACTTAACACTATTAGCCATTTGGTCAACTTCGTCTCCCGCAATACCTACAAGCGTTTTAATCTTAGTCATTGCTTTATCAAAGTCTGCCGCCATTTTTATTGCGCCAATTCCCGCTAAAGCAATAGGAAGGGTCATTGCCTTCATTCTCATTCCAACAGCTGTTATCTTTTTTCCAAAAGCTGTCATTCTCATTGAAGCTCTTTTGAGTCCTCCCGTGAAGCCTGCTGTATTTGCTAATAAATTAAACCGTAAACTTTGCTGCGCCATGTTAAATGCTTTTTAACAAAAATACTAAATTTTGAACACTTTTTTATTCTTTAAATTTTCAACCTGTTGCGCAAACAAACGAGTTTGTTCAACTGTTGGAGCCTCAACATTTTTAGCTCGTTTATATAATTTATCTTGTGGTAAACTAAATAATTTTTCGGGCTTTATTAATTGAGATTTTTTTGAGGCATTGCTGTTGTATATCATTGTGCTAATAAATCGACAGCGTTCCCATTCATAATTTTGTTTAATATGAAAAGCCTCAGCTAATAGCTGGGCTTCATTCCATGTATATTTCCAAAATTTATTAGGGTCGATTCCTATTTGACCAATATAATAATCAAGCAGACTATCCCAGCTTAATTCTTGTTTGGTTTCTTCGTTGTTTTTTTTTCTTGTGAAGCTCTTTCAATACCCATATTTAGGTCGTTACCTAAAATTCTTGTATTGGTCATGGCGGTTAATATTTTTTCAATTTCTTCTGGACTAACATCATCTAACCAAGAGCCCACTTTATATTCATTGTAATCAATTTCATTGCCTTCTTCTTGGTCATAAGTAAGGACGCCACAATATATAATTGCTCTAAATGCAGACATATTAAATCCGCTTTCAAATATTTTTCCAATATCTTCTAATGTGATACCTAACAATTCTGTTAAGCTTGCCCAGAAGTTAAAAGAAAAATGTAGTGTTCTTTTTTTACCGCCAAGCATGGTTGTATAATAACCTCTCTTTTGATTCGCCATGATTTTAAAATTTTAATTATGAAACTGTTCCAGAAGTAATTGCACCGGTTACTGTCATTGAACCAGAATATGTTACTGGAGACTCCATTTCAGACGCTATTTCAATTGATGAAAGAAAAGCTTCACCAGTTAAAATTTGGTCGCCAGAAGTAGCTGTTGCTAAACTCCAATCGATTTTAGTTCTATTTAACATAAGCTCAGACAATTCTTTAAAGTTTTGAGTATCTGTATAAGATACTAATCCTTCAAAAGAAATTTCCCCGCTTCTTAAACCTGCAATATGTTCTGCAAACCCATTAGAATCTTTAGTTGTAGCTTCAGGAAGGTCATTTGATAATGATAAACTCGCTGAGGTTGAGTGACCAATTACGATTGGAGTTCCTCCGTCACCTATAACTTTTAATAATAAATTTGTTCCGTTGAAAACATTACTTGCCATCTTTTTGATTTTTATAAATTAAACATTACAAATATAGTTAATTTTTATATTTGTTTTTAAGCGTCTATATATTGAATTCCAGCAAACCCATGAACACCAATATTATCTAATTGAATAAAATAAGGTTTCCAGCTGTCAGGTTCATTTGCTTCTTCAATCCATAAAGCATCTACATGATATTTTCCCGACCATTCAACTTCGTTTGTTATATTTCCCTCCGCGTCATATTCAGGCTCTGTTAAAGGCAATTCGTCAAGGACTACTATTGTGTCCTGACAAGTATAATGAAACTTTTCATTTCCATTACCATCATCTTCCATTATATGAGGCAGCTCTAACTTTAAAGTTTCAAATTGTTCTTTGCTATCAAATTCATATTTTTTGTGAATCATAATTTTAAATTTTATTGTAAAGTTAAGTTATTTAATTGAGTTTGTGTCATGGCCCTGTCGTAAATAGCCATGTCAATAACTCCGACCGGCATTGGCTGATTTTCTACATTTGCTTTAGTAAATCTTAAATCATTAAACTCTCGATTACTTGACGTGCCATTTAAAACTGGAGCGAAATAATCTGGCATACTACCGCTGGTGGGTGTGCTTCCGTTATTTAAAATATTAGCGTCAGAACCATTAACAGACAACCTTAATTTTCCGTTTTCAAATGTTACCCCTATGTGATACACCTCACCAATTTTAATGCTTGAGTCTGCTATATTAGCTACCAAAAAAGAACTTGCATAAACATACCCAGCACTCCCTAAATTATATTCAAAACGAATATCAAAATTACCCCCGCCTAAACTAATCATATTCCAAGCAATTACAGAACTATCAACGTTAGACCCAGCATTCATTCCGGTTTGTCCTAAAGAAATATATCTTGAAGGAATTAATTCTGTTGGATAAAATTTCATTGTCCATGTTAAGCCTCGTTGAGGATTCGCGGTGTTTAAAGGCAAAAACAATTCACAATTTCCAACTCTACCCATAATGTCTCTCGGAATTGTTAAAGTAAAACCATACGTATTAACATAAGGCAATAAACATTTATCTCTTGTAAAATTTAAACCTGTAATAAAAATTGAATTTCCATTATCTGAAACTTTTGTATTAATAGCATTTGGAGCAGCAATACGATATAAATATGTTCCGCTTGTAGAACTTGATAAAATATTTATTCTATACCATTCACCAAAATATTCTGTTACATGAATTTTTTCAACAATATTATTTGTGTTATCAAAAATATAATTGCCATTTGTTAAATCAACAGTAAGAACATCTTGAATAGCTATTCCATTTATTCCAAATGCAATAGCACAAAAATTTGTGCTTGCTGCTTTTGCAAAAATACTAAAGCATTGCCCTGACACCGCTGTTTCTGCAAATTGTAAATATCCAACCCCGCCCCCAAATCCGGTCTTAGTAAGTTTTGACACCTGCATTAATTGCTCATTAGCGTCAGATTTTAAACGTATATCATTCTTAGGGCTATTAGTTCCTTCTACTAAATTTACATCAGCACCACTCAAAAAATATTCAGATAGTGAATTGTCAAAATTTTCGCTGTTTTTAGAATAAATTGTTACTTGGTTTTGAATATCTAATGCCCCTTTATTTGAAACATTATAATTAACGCTCGGCGTGTTATTTGTAAGCTGCGCTAATTCTTTGTTTTTATTTTTAACAGTTTTACCAGAAAATCTTTTGCCGTCAATCGGGATTGGTTTATACTTATTATTTGTTGTAGCATAGCCCATTAAGCTTTCGTTTCCGATTGCCCATTTACCATTACCAATTCTTATTTCCGCCATATTAAACTAATTTAAAATTTCCACCTTTTGCTAAATTAGAATAGGAGTTATAACTTGTTATGTCAATTGCTTCATTTTCGGTTAACTCTCTATTCCACATTAAAAGCTGTTTAAAGCTTTGTCTTTGGCCCGTATCGTTGCCGTCTGTTAAGCCACATCCAATTCTTATTCTATCGTATTCAAACGGTATAAATGAGCCAGAAAAACCTTCAATTAAATGGCCATTAATATAAAGAGCGTAGTCAGTATTGCTTTTAAAAATTACAACAATTTTCATATAATCGTCTCTAAGATTTATATAATTTGCTGTTCCAACAAACGGACCATAACCAACAGAAGAGCGTCTAATTCTTAAGTTAGTATTTGAATTAAAATCTAATGCCAAATAATTATTTGGAAACCCTCCGGTTTTAAACAAAGACCAGACATGTTGCTGCGTGTCGTGTCTATCTATTTTACCTTCCCAATAAACCGTAACCGGAAAATATGAAGGAAAGCCAATAATTGCGTTGGATTGTAACACGGGATTTAATCTTGTTACCGCTGTTCCTTGTGTTGCAATTAAAGGGCCGGGTCCAACATTTGCGCTGGTATTTGGATTTGATTCTAACTGTGCGCCATAAACATAAAAGCCTTTTCCATTTTCGCCCGTGTATGTACTTGAAACAACCCCGTTAACTTCTTTTTGAATTAAAAGTCTTATTGTTCCGACTGATGAATTGGCAACAAATGCACAAGAAATTCTATACCAACCGTTTGGTAGCTTTAAGATTCGACCATTTTGACCACCTAAAGCAACATCTCCCGCGTCAGTTTGCCTAACACTTTGTTCTTTTATAAAAAATTGACAAACATCATTTGTTGCATTTGACATTTGGATTCTTATAATATTGCGCTGAATAGGTTTTACATATAAAGAAAACCAATACCTTCTTCCAGACGTTATTCCAGTAATTGTTTGGGACATAAAATGTGTAACATTGCTTGTTGTATTTTCCATCATTTCATTTACACCAAAACCACCAGTTACATTTATTGAAGCAGTCATTCCAGTATTGTAATTTATATTAATAGAGTTCCAACTTGAATTCAAATTTTCAGAATATTTTAAATGATTTGTTCTGGATTTTGGCATGTCCATTTCAGGAAAGCCAGCAACTTCACCGTCTGCAATTTGATAATTTAAACTTGGGACATTTGTATTTACAGAACGCACTTGCCCCATGCTGTCATATCGCTTTGTTATAACGTTTCCAGAATAGTCTAAATCGCCGCTTCCTCCTGTGGGTTGTATGCTATATAATTTTCCTGTTTTATAAGCCGAAGGCATGCAAGCAAAAAATGCTGTGTCTTTTAATCCCATTATTTTTTTTTACAAATTTAATAAAAAAAAGCAGGTTAATTTTTTCCCTGTCCTCTATACTTTTTTTTTCTTTGTGAAAGCGATTCGTTTTTTGAGTGGCGTCCTGGTCTTTTTTTTCTTTTTTGTTTTCGGTAATTATTTATAATTTTTTTTGCCACTTTATTTATGCCTGTTATTGCCCATTACTTTTTCAATCCCACGTGACCCAAAATAAGCGCCAACAATTAAAGATAAAACTCCCGCAACCGAGTCTAACTCATAACCGCAATACCAACCAATAATATAAGCTATTGAAAAAAAGATTAATGTTATAGGCCTAACATTTTTTGAAAGCCAACTTGTTGAGGCCATATCCGCAGTCCATCTTTTTGAAACTGCGGTCATTTCAGTTTCGTCTAATTTAAGCAACGCTAAAGCCTTTTCTTTGTCTTCAGCAGGCATAGAATCATCTTTGTCAATTAAGTTCTTTACAACGCCTAATATGCCTTTGTCAGGCAGAACATCACCAATTGCATTTCCAATTGTGCTACCATTATTAATTAAAAATTTTCCAACCTTTGTGTCTTTAAATTTTTTTTTATCGCTCATTTCTTTTTACTTCTATTCGCTCCTTTATAATAATCCCATATTAATTTGCCAGGCTTGTCACCGTCCACATCAATATGGATAAAAGTGTTGCCAATACCAATTCTTGTAATTCCAACTTCATAACATACTTTTATAAATTTCCAACGGTCTGCAGAACTTGAAATTGCTACATCAACCGCGATTCCTTTCATGTGGCTGCTATTAGCCACCCCACCAATTTTTTTATTATATTCTTCGCTGCGATAACCTGAATTAATTTTCATAGGTTTTCCGTATTTAGAACGTACTTCATCTAATAGCGCTAAAAAATTTTTATCCATGAACTCTTCCCCTGACCCTTCTAACCCAGGTTGGTCAAATTCTGAATAGCTAAACCATTTCATAATTTTAAATTAAGGCCGGCTTTTAAATAAACTAATTTTTTATCCCAAAACCGGGTGTTTTCATATTCCGTAAATATACCAATTTTTTTAGACAGGTCCCAACCAAACATGATACCAACATTATAGTCAAGCCAATTATCACCTTCATACACAACCTCATATGAAAAATCTTTATTACCCGTTATGTGTTTATGCTTTGGATAAAAATTAGACCAAGCGTGAATATAAAAAGAGTCTCTATAATGATACATGTCCGCTCCTATAACAGCCGATAAAGTTCCAAGCGTTCCAATTTTATTTAGCTCTTCCCGATTATAACGATTAACAATATTTTGATATTGATTTTTTCTAAAGTCTAAATCCGTGTCAGCAATACGGTCTCCATTTTCATTTGACCACCACCAATCAAAATTGTCAAGCTCACCATCATTGTCATAATCGATTCCATAATAATGGTCCATAAAACCGAATTCATAAGCCAGGTCCCACCAAGGTTTTGTTTCTAAATAATCTTCAATTGGATTATATCCATAAGGCTTATGCGTTCTATATGCAACCCCTGCAGAAAGTGATAATTTTTTTATTGGAATTCTAAAGCGTAAGTCTGCACTTTTATAATTTAAATTTATTAATCCGTTTTCTTGCCATTCTAATTTACTGCTCCAATATTTCCCAGAGTATCTTAAGAAATATTTAATATTTTTAAAGTCTCTATTTTGTTGCTGCCCTTTAGAATATTGAAATAAATATTCAAGTCCACGAATAGACCCAACATTTGAATTTAAACTTGTAGTTCTTTCTGACCCGTCATAATATCTATTTTCTCTATTCTCATAATCAAACCGGGCAATTTTTCTAATACCAAAATTTATTAAATAATCATTTGTTATTTCAGGTGAAATATTAACTACATCTCCTCCTTGCGTTACAAAAAACTGTTCTGGCTGCCATAGAGGGCTCGAATCTGAGTAGGAGGCGTAAACTGTAGAATATTCAAAAAAGTCCTTTAAAAGCTGCGTATGGGCCTTTAAACTGAGCATAAAGCATAATAATATAAGTAGGTATTTCATATTTAAAATTTTGAGGATAGTATTTCTTTTATTTCTTTTTCTATTAATTTTTCCCATTCTTCTGGTAGCTTTAAGCTAATACCAGCTTCAATAGTTTTTATTTTTTTTCCGTTGTTAAATAAAATAATAGTAGGCATATAAACAATCTTTTCTGCTTTAAATATTTTTTCATTTTTTTCAATATAAAAAACATGAGTGTTATGAGACTTGAATTTTTTCAGGTCTGAAGTATCTTCTATAAAGCTTGCTGTAAATTTAACTATTGAAATACCCTCTTTGTATTGGGCTGAGGCATTGGAACAAATAAAAAAAAATAATATTAATATTAATTTTTTCATATTATTTATTTAACTCATAAACTCTTTCTTCTAATTTTGACAATATCTCTTTCATTTCTTTAACGTCTTCTTGAGTTGTCATAATTGCGTCGCGAATTATTTGGTCTTTATATTGAAATTCTGTAGCTGTAACTTGAGGCTCTGGAAGTTCCATGGCTCTGGCTATATCAGCTTGCATTACAAAATACATACTGGCAAGCGAAATAGTAAAACCAACAATCATCCCAATTGTTTTTAGGTCTAATTTAATTTCTGTAGATTCACTAATTTTTTGTGCCATTACCAATCTTTTTTTCGCCATGACCAATCACAGCATTTAGAGTTTTCAAAATCTTCCTTATAAACTCTGCAAGAGCAGTTAATACATAACTTATTTAAATTAGTATTCCACCAACGAATAAATTTTAATTTAACAGCATTCCAGAAATTTTTAAAGATTTGTTTCATGCTACAAATTTAAATAATAAAAATGAATTTATTTAGAGTTGTTCAGTCTGGAAGCTTATAGAAATTATGCCTCTAAAATAATGATGGTCTTTTATATTTTCTTCAAAATATACAACCTCTTCAATTTCAAAAACATAATTATTAAAATCAGCTGTTGTTGTAAAGCTTGAAGCACCTGTTAATGTATCACAAACATTTGAAACAATTTGGTTGCAATCTAACTCCCCTCCGGCTGGTCCATTAAATCTTGTAACAACATCAATTTTAATTATTGAATTTGTTATTGCTGCCGAATTATTTTTTTCAATAGGTGATTCTTTTTCACTATATACTTTCATAAAAGGATAATTAGCAGAAGGCGGAACGTTATTATATATAGCAACACTTGAGCCATTTTGAGTTATACCAGACAGCAGATTAATAATTGTTTTTCTTATTTCGTGAATAGTTGTTTTCATTAGCTTCTTGCTTTTCTTAATCTTTTTTGTAAGCCTTTAATAAAGTCTGGCAATAACTCGCGAGCAGAATTAAATAAAAAAGGTCTTGCTGGTAAATGAACACGGTCTTGACTCGCCCCTTTAAATTGTGAAGCATTTCT